TCTTGTATCAATTTGTGTTCTAAAATCTACAGTTTCATTAATAACAGCACAATTGTAAATTATGTCATTGTATTGATCTGTAACAACATTATTCAAGTATAATTTACCTGTGTATACAGCTTGACCATCTACTAATACCTGACAAGGTACTGTATGAGTTAAACCAATAGCAGGAGTAGTACCTAAATCAAATAAGTTATTAAAAAATTGGTTATTAATGTCTGTACCAGGTAATGCAAATTCTTGAGATGAAATACCATAAATCTTTCCAATATCATCAGACTGAATAGCTGAGATATCTAATAAAAATTGAGGTGAATTAGTTAACTCAAGATCAAATTTCTCTTGGTTATCATTTGTTGCACGAAGTATAACACTGTATTGATTACTCATTATCTGCTTCTCTTAGGGTTGGCTAATGTGTAGTTAATTTGATATTGGAAATTTTTCTGAGTACGTGGATTTGTTTTACTAACAAAAGCACTATCAGTTATAATTACAGGTATCATATTGAAACCATCTTGTATATACACGTTTGGGGAATAAAATAATCCTGCTAACCAATCAGCTTCTGCTTGTGTCAACCAGTCACTATTAGCCGCAAAATTCTCGTTTATATTCGTATAATACGCATTATTTCCTCTACGTTCACGATTGTACGGAACATCATTAGTAGTTGTATTATAAGGCACAAATGTTTGCTTATATACGCCTTTTTCTAATGTTGTATTTTTATCTTTTTGTAATGTAAAATTAAACCAGTCCCGAACACCATAATCATTAATCCAAGCAAATCTAACTCCCTCATATCCACAATTAGGATCTTGTTTAGTGATTGTAAATTGATCCCAACTTGCACTTGTATTAACTGTGTTAGCTGAACGTTGTGGTCTTAAAGTAACAGTATAATAATCCCAGTTTTGAGTACTGAAATCAAAGTTACCATTGTTAGTGATATTTTGAGGTCCAATTCCTGAATATAATAAGAATGAACCTGATGATTGTGAACCTGAATTAATTGAACAAGTTTGTACTGTCGCTACATCAGACCATAATTGAGCTGTTGATGTTCTTGGTCCTCCATAATAAGTAACATTAGTAACACTTGTATTAAATAAAGATTGAGTATAAGCTAAAGCACCTGTATAATAAACGTTTAAATCAAGAGCATAAATGTCTTGTGCAGATGATGTTGATCCATTAAGTGCTCCGTTTATATACGATATAGTTAAGTAATCTGTAGGTCTTGCTGACTGTGAACGTGATGCATCTGTTAACGCTACATTTTTAGTGAATGAAGCTGTTGATGGAGTAAGTTGAGGACTATAATATGAACTTGTATTCCAGTTCCAAGCACCACTATTAGGGTCTAAAACACCGTTTATTAAGTAATAATAAGCAATACTACCCGTCTGTGCTGGACTGCCTGTAGTAGCGGTTGTTATACCGTTATAAACGCTTAAAGACGAAGTAGTTGATGTTCCGAACTCCTCACCAAATGCTACTTTAAAGTATTTAGCTACATTTGTTTCTTTATAAAACAAACCATCAGCACCCATATTAAACATTCCAGTGTCATAATTAAGATATTGTTTTACAATACGTCCTAAATTAAACACACCTTTAAATGATGGGTTAGGTTGTTGTTTTATAGTTGTTAGTGTATTTCCACAACCATCTTTCAAAGCACAAATGTACTGATACTGAGGTTGTGATGAGCTAATGCTGGTTACCTCCCATAGCATATCTGAATTTGCTAAGTTTAGTTGACCTGGATATTGTTGAATTACTATACTCATTGGATTTTTATTTTGATGTCATTTACTAAGGTATTTCTTGCGGCATCATCTAATGCTTTATTGAATATGCCTGGTAAATCTTGACTTACTACTTGATTAAATGCTGGTTGTATAAATGGTTTTGCTGGATAACCTTTACGGTTAATTGCTCTTGTTATAAGGAAAGCAGTTTGTTTTTTAGTCATACCTGGATAAGGAGTGATACCTTTAATATCAATCCATCCTTCAATTTTGTTTCTCCACGTTTGTTGAGGACCTCCTTTAGTACTTTTGCCCCTACCAGCATCTAAAATAGGACCATAAGGTAACATTGTAATTACTACTTCAGGTCCTTTAGGAGTTTCTCTAACTACTGATTGTATTGATCTTGACAAATTACCAGATGATCTTCCTACTACACGGTTTAAATTTGCTTGTAGAGCTTTAACAAGTTGATTTCCAACCTGTTGAAGAGCACCTGTGAATATTGTACTAAAAGTTCCAGCCATTATGGTAATTTAGGGAAGTTACAAAAATCTAATGTTCCGTAAGTGTTAACTGTAATGTTTGCATTCCATCCTGCTACACGATCATTAAATGACTCATATAACGGAGTAATATTGTTTAATACAACGAATTCTGATTGTTGCAGACTACCTAAGTTAAGGTAAGCAATAATGTCGTATATATAAACTTCACATTGTGATTGTAATTTCAATACATCAGTATCAGTTAACTGAGGTACATCCATCATTATTAATTCAAAGTTAAGTGCACGAGCACCTGATACTCCATTTGCATTTAAAATCATACCTTGTGAGGTTAATGGTCTTAAAAACGCTAAAGGATATTTTACGTTTTGAGTTAAACTGTCTAAACGGTCAATACTACCCTCACCAAACTCATTTATTGCTAAATGTTCGGCGCAAGCAGTTCTAAACTGTTCAACAACATATTGGTAGGTAGGAAAGTCGCTCATAATTAACAGTTACAGTCTTCTATAGGACCTAATTTATCTAAAATTGTTTGTAATTCAGTTTCACTTAATTCAAACATTGATTGTAACGCAGGGAAATTTAAATCCTTTCTACGTACTTGAATAGCTGCTTCTAACCAAGAAAATTCTGTTGGTTTTGTTTTTTTAGCAGGGGTTAGTTCTTTTTCGTTATTTTCCATATTTTTCTTTTAATGCTCTTTCTTGTTCGTTATTAAAATCTTGATTTATTGACAGATAATTTAATGTGAATATAAAATTTAAGTCAGTAATACATTTGTCTCCTGTGATTGAAAGGATATTGGTTTTGCTAAGGCCATAAATTGTGCTAAACCAGCCCCAATGCTTAGCAAAAGAGTTTCCATTTCCTTGTCCATCATCTGATTCGTCTCCTCGTTGTTCTGTGTTAAAGAGTGAAGTGTATTTTTTAAGTACTCTGTCTTTATCAGCGTAAAAAAAAACAACGCTCCTAATAGGTATTTTACTGGAAATTCTTCAAATAAATCAGCATCTATAGGTCTGTCATCTGAATCATAAGGTTTAATCTTATAATACTTAAATAGATCTTCTGTTTTACCTAATGCTAATTTAACACGTGATTTTAATTTCCATTTAAATGTATCAAATTTGTTATTAATAACTTCACGATACATTAACGCCATTACCTCAGATAAATTTTCATTTACATTTTTACATAAGTTTTCTATATCAACATACTCACCTAATGTCATTTTAGATAATGTTGAGAAACCATATGTTTTACCATTGAATTCAATTAAGGGATAAAATTCAGGTTTAGTACTATTAACTAAATCAGTTATCTGATTTGTAATGTTCATAATATTATCACCTGTCCATCCACGTACTGTATTGATGTCATTTTTTGTTAATATAGCAATACGAGCAAGCATCTGTTCTGATTCAGTTAAATGCTCTAACGATACAATTTTCTTGTAGTCGCTTATTGAAATATATTCTGGTAGTTTAATTTCCATCTTTAATAAATATGTGTATTTAGTGCTTTTGATTTTAAATTACAAAAAAGCCCCTTTCGGGGCCTAATTGCAGTTATATGAGTTAGAAATTACAGTTTCGATATATAATATTCATTTAATTGTCTTACATACTCATTGATGTCTACTAATTTTAATTGTTCTTCCATCCATACAAATGCTGGATCTGTTCCGTTTGATACATCATCAAGTGTGAATGAATCATTACCTTTTGGCATTTGACTAAAATCGATTTTAATTGTTTCGTTTACCATTTTTTTATTTTCTTTCATAATGTTAATATAACATCAATGATTTATGAGGCCAAACTAACAATTGATTCTTGTTCATCCATTTTTTCTACGATAACATTAAAGTTACCTATAATAGTAAAACTTGTTTCAGCATCAGTATAACTGATTTCTACTCCTCCCATTGTTGAAACAGATTGAGTAGCGGGACGTGACCTGGAGATAAATGTTCTAATAATTTCTCCTTTTGTTGTAACTAATTGTGTCTTGTACATAACTTATTATTTTTTATTTTTATTAATTCTTAAATAAATTCCAATTACTATCTTCAAAATCACTTCCATCTAATTCTTTAGTATAATATATTTTTTTATACTCATTATACCTTTCTAATTTATGTTTTAATCTATTTCCAATAGCATCAATCATTTGTTCAGCTAATTTTTCAAAATCTTCTTCTGATAAACCTAAAAATAATTCGTCTCCAGGTTGAACATTTTCTCCTAAAAATACAGTGTTACTTGCATTTGCAATGAAAGAAATCATATACTCACAGTTATCTGTGTTATACTCAGTTTCCATAAAATCAGGACTTCCTAAATGATGATAATTTTTTCTTTGTTCTTTTTCTGTTTTGTTTTTCATAACTTTTTATTTTTTCTTATATAGTTAATATAGCATCACATTTCAGATGAGCCAAACATAAGAAACCCTCTCTTACAAGAGGGTCGATCAAAGAATACTATTCTAAGAGTGGTACAAGATAAAATGATGCGGGGAGGAATTATGGAATATTATGAAAGACAGCAAATTAGCGTACCCCCCCATTATGCATCAAAAAACAAACGTTGGGTAAAATTAATGGCAGTAAACAAAAACCCAACTATGATGTAAATATAATTAATTCTCTTCAGATACCAAGCTATCCTTAAGTTTCTTTAATTGATCTTGAATACCGCACCATAACATAAATTTAGTGTACAAAGCATTCTCCTCAATAAATTGAATAGCTAATTTTTCTTCCTCACCTTCAGCAAAGATGTCTTGTACTAAGTTTTCCTCTATTACTGTAGGTTCATTAACTGATAATGTTGTTTTACTATCAACCAGTTTCTGTTCTGGTTGATCTGATTTAAATTCGAATCCCATATTGTGTATTATTATTTTGTTGTTTATTTGTGTTTCCTATATATAATTTTGATTTACTGAATGCTTGTTCATTACGAGCCAGGTTAGCTAACATAATAGCATCTACAATATCATCGTGGACTCCATTAGGATGTGTAAATGATATGTTTCCATTTGCAGCATACTTGAATGTATAAGCACTCATTTCATTAAATACTTCTGGCATTAGATTTTTTGATGGTAATTCAATTTTACCTTCTTGAATATCATAAATTAGTTTACGAACGCCTTTTGTTTTACTATCTTGTGTTGTTGTGAATGGTTGACATTTTCTTATATTGGGTTTGATGAGTTCCCACATGGCCAATCCAATCCCATTTGTTTCGCAAAATCCTCCCACGACATTCCACTTATGGCACTCAGATATGATAGTCTTTCCAGCTTCCTCAAATGATTTTCCATTAAATCTAACAATTTTCTCGATTCTTCCAGATTCGCTTTGGATAGCGCAAACTGTGTAGTCATTTGATATTCCAGTATCAATTCCAATATAATAGCGTTCACTTCGATTTGGTATTCCCCATTCATCAAGCATACATACTAAATCCAAGTTTGTAAATACATCATTACCTGCATCTGAAAATTCTGCATTATACTCTTGTTCATAAATTTCACGTGGTAATGACTTATACTGTTCTATAAGAAATTCTCTACTAACGTATGGATTGTCCTGACTTATACCTTTAAATGCTATATAGACGTTATTAGGCGTGTTACCACGAAGAAAGTACTCATAGAACCAATTCTTACTTTTAGGCGTAGATATAATTAAACATTTCTTACCAATAGCTGTTAATGTAGGCATTACCGCTTGTTCAATTGCATCTTGTTTAACAAATGCTGCCTCATCAATAACCATATAATTAAATGAGAAACCCCTTATAGTATTGTAATTGTCTGTTGATAAGAATTGTAATGTAGACCCATTAATAAATTCTATGGTTAAATCCGCTTTATTCTGTTTATTAATAATAGGATGTGATGCATTGGTTAATTCGTTGAATATCTTTTTTGATTGGTTATAAACCGGAGTAATCCAAGCACCTTTTTGATTTGGGTTTTGTAGCAACCAATACAGCATCAAATTTTGAGCCAATAATGATTTACCAAACTGCCTACCAGTTGCTACTATTCCAAATTTATGAGAACTGTCCGCAAAACCATCAATAATAGCTTTTTGTCCTTTATGTGGTGAGAATAACTCTACTTGCATTATAACATTTCATTTACATCAGTTTCAGGGTTAAATGTGTTACCCCAGCTTAATGTTACATTACCTTGTACTTTAATTTCCTGTCTTTCAATCTCACCGCCCTTAATTTTGTTTTGATACTTGATTACCTCTAACCATACTTTTCTATCATTATCTGAAATAGCTGATTCTTTGACTTGTTCTAATTCAATTAATGTTTGTTCTACTGTATGTTTGATATTGTTACTAAAGTCAGCCGACAATATTTCCCAAGCTTCCTTCCATAAGGTATTAGCTTGTTTGTTGTTAATGTCGTATTTCTCCCTTGCCCAATTAGTGAATTGAGTCCATCCAGATTTATTTTCCAATATATACTCAGCACATTCCTCTAAGTGCTTTGTATGTTTTACTTTATTTGATTTCATAATTGCGTATATTATTATATAAGTATATCCTATACTTTAATGATACATATCTGCCGTCAAAAATTATTTGTTTTGATAAAATCGTTTCCCGTTCCATTGATAATTCCATTTATTTTTTATATATAACTGTCTAATACCGTTTATATCAAACGACCAATTGTACTTCATAAACTCCGTTGCAAAATCAATTTTAATGTTTCTAACAGTAAGTTGAATACGGTTTGGTGAAAAGTAAACAACACATTGGTTATTGTATTCTACATTCAGTACCCTACCAAATGATGTTATGGCATAACCATCACACTTGCCTTCTAATAAAACATATTGTTCATCAGGTAGTAATGTTGACTTTATTTCTTCCTGATAACGTAATACTTTTTTTTCTATCAAGAATGATTCTGGATAAAGTTCATCAATGTCTCTATCATAACCCATTGATTTATATTCTATAACCTCCCAAGCTTTATGAGGGTCAAGATATACTTGAAATTGTTTACTTGTATATTCTGGAGTACTCATTAGTCAGTTAGTCCACTCGCTGCTTTAGGTTTACGTCCTGCTTTAGCTGATGTTTTAGGTTTACCATTACTAATTCCTGTTTCACCTGTTTCAGTTTTAACTGGAGGATATGCAATAGTTCTAATTTGTGGGTCATACTGATTTATACGACCTTGCCAAACACGCATTGTAGCAGTGTATTCACAGCTACAACCTGGTATACCTACTTGTTCTTTAAAAGCTAAATTATGTCCTTTAGCCCAGTTTGTTAATGTTTTATGGTCAATTCTATAACCTGCTGTTGGTACTAAATCATTTAGAATCCATAAAGCATCTGCTTGTGTTAGTTGTTCATTAAAATTAATCACAGTTGTTAATATTATATTTTGGTTTGTATACTTTTATGTAAAATTTTTCTAATTGTTTCATAACATTTTTTTCACATTCATCTATAATTTGAAAAAATACTCCTGAATGTTTAGATAATGATTTGTATAAATCTAATTGACCAGGATGCCATTGTTCAGCATATTTCAAATTTTTAATATTTGATCTATGTCTGTCAACTCGTCTGTTAATAGCTCTACTACTTCCAATGTATAAAGCATTACCTGTCTCAGAATCAAAAATACCATAAATACCTTTGTATTTTTCATTCCATAATTTTTTTGCGGGATAAAATTTAGCTGCCATATCTGTGTCTGTCCATTAAATCAATTAAATAACTTATAGTATATCCAAATATACAAACTACTCCTGCTGAAGCCAAATTAAAGGTGACAGCTAATCCTAACCAGAATGAAACACATTTACAACAGTATAACCAACTTGTTGCTTTGTAGTTGTATAATTTAAAATAATTTTTAATCCATTGTAATGGCTGAAACCATTCAGCTATCATTACTCCTAATACTGCTAATCCTAATAACTCAATCATTGATAATATTTTTTAATTGTTTTTCTACTTCGGCACGTATTAACTCGTTTAATTTTTGTTTTTTAACGCGCTTAAACCGTCTAATACGCGCTATTATTTTAGGTGCGGTAAATGTTGCGACTGATGATATAATCGCCGTTATTATAAATTGAAATGCTGACATTGTTGTTTAATTAATTGTTTTCCTTCTTCTATTGCTTTTTTTACATTGGCAACTGATATGCCATATTTTTTATGAATTGCAACATATGTTAATTCATTTATGAAATATTCATTAACAAGAGCTTTATAATAAAAATTTAAATTATCTATAGCGTGGTTAATACATTCAACTGGATCTATCTGATGTAGTGGTAAATCAAAAGTTTCATCAATATGATCTAATTCTTCTTTATCTACTCTTCTAAGTTTTTCTTTAGCATCAGTTTCAACCAAATATACGCCTCTGAAATTATATGATTGTTTTCTAACTTGATTCCAATAAGGTGATGAACTGGATTTTAAATTAAGTGACATTGAGCGACCCATATAATTTAAGATTTTGTCATCAATCACTGCACACTGGAATTGATATTCAAGTGGTTTCTTAGTTAAGAATTGTTCTAAACAGAAACTTAATAAATCTGAATAAATGTGATAATTGTAGCTTGTTATTCTCCTCTCATCCTTTAACATCTTAGAATAATGTCTTGTGATAGCGTGATTAATTAGATCACGTTTTTCATCATCTGTTAAGTTAGTGTAATCCATTGTTGATTATAACTATATGCATCTGGATTAAAAATAGCAAGTTTTATATAAAGAAATTACTTTTAATCCCAAATCCATCTATACATTTGTTCTAATGTATACCATTTTTGACCCCCATATTTCCAGTCTACAACAATTTTAGTTTTACCAGTGAACTGACAAGTAACGTTTCTGTATTTAATGTATTTACCTCTTTCTAACTTATAAGCATTGAATGGATCATCTTTTCTCATCCATACAGCACCGTATTTATCTGATTTAAATGTATTTGGTAATACTGTTTTAGCTGGAAATTTAAGTGACTGAATATATTGTACTTTATCTTCTGCTTTTTTAAGTTTCTTATTAGCATCCATTTCAGCCTTCATTCTCTCAATAGCAGCATCATTTTTAATCTGCTTTATCTCACATTTCAGACATACTTTATTTGGCCTAACATCTGTAAACTCTCTTTCATCAAACGCATCTTTCACTTTCCATTCAGCGCATTTGCAACATTTAAATTTAGTAACTTTTGGTAACATATAATTAGTGATGACTTTTATTACTATAATAATAACATAATATTTTGGGGAGGCCAAACCTAAGGGGGCAAAGGTTAAAACAAAAGAACCTCCTTTTACAGAGGTTCAATTGAAAACAGTTGTAATACCAGTTTTCTCGAAAGCATTACAAACTGTAAATATTAATAAGCTTGTCTCATTCAGCGACTTTAATTATATTACAGCGTATTTATTTATATATGAAAACACAATTCACTAATGAAGAGAAAGCTAAAATTTTTAATGATTGGTTAGGCAGTCGTTTTAAGTCATTTGAAGTAGCATCTCCAGACACAGCACCTATTTCATTTGTTGCTAAAGATACTGAAGATAAAGATTACTACGTGTTTGTTAATGTAGCTAAAGAACTAAACATTAAAGATAATAATAGAGACCAAACAGGTATTGCAATTGAAAATACTCATTTTTACACGTTGTATGGTATGATATCGCAAGGTATGAACGTGTTTTGGTTTGAGGCGTTTAATGACGGTTATATGCTGTTTTACTTGAATGATTGCTGTACGCCTGAGCAATTAAATGTATTAACAGAACAAACTCTAATTGGAGTTACATCTGCTCTA